TAATCATAGTTATTCTAAGGACAGAGCGAATCTGTCCTTTTTTTTATTGTAAAACCACATAAAACAGAGAAGTATGTTTGATAAGGATTTAAAGGTGTGTATGACCAACCGATTTACTGAAGATTATTTTAATATCAATGAATTTATATTCAACGATTGTCCTATTCAGGAAAGTAGATATGGAGAAACGAAGGAATTGATGAATGTGAAGGTGGAAATCACCTCACCATTGTTTCGGTGTACCGGAGGAAGAGGAAGAAATATCAACATTTTCTTCCTATTAGCAGAAGCGATGTGGATTTGGTCAGGAAGAAAGGATGTGGAGTTTTTGAAGTTATTTAATAGTAAAATATCTGATTTTAGTGATGATGAAAAAGTGTTTCATGCTCCATATGGATATAGACTTAGGAAGTTTGGGGCAAGTAGTTCAGATAACCACGAATATGGCATGGATCAAATTCATTATATTGTGAGTATGTTATATGATAATCCAGAAGATAGAAGGGTTGCTGTTCAAATATGGAATGCTGGGTTGGATTTAGGAGTAAAATCAGTTGACATACCTTGCAATGACTTCCTGATGTTTAAGATAAGAAATGGTGGATTATATCAATCAATAGCAAACCGGAGTAACGATTTACACTGGGGATTACCAACAAATGTGTTTCAATTTTCTTTTATAGGAGAGATGATTGCTGGGTTGTTAGGGGTTGAATATGTTAATCAAACTCATAATATACATTCATTACATTTATACACCAATAATCCAATAGCTAAAAATTTAGTGGATTTCATTCCCAGCTGGGGAAAGAACCAGTTTGATAATGATACTCACTTATATCATGCTGCTCATGCAACGAAGGTTGATTTTGAATGGGTTAGTGATGATCCTTTGGTAAGATTAAATCAATTGGATGAGTTTATGCGAATGATTTTGGAGGGGTTATGGATTTATCATCAAACTGGAAATTCACCAATAGAGCAACAAAAACTACAGAATTTTTCCAAATATTTTCATCTAGTATATCGGTTGTTGTTGGTGTATATAGATTATTCTCATGGAGAGAAAAACGATGATACACGATTGGAGGCAATCAATAATATACTTCATCTTTGCGATATGTTTCACGCCTATAAACTTGATATTGTTGTGTTAGCGTTGAATTTCTTTGCCCAGCGTATCAAGAACAAAACCATTATTCCTTCTGTATTGCCTGATTATGTTGGTTATTTATAATTCAAAGTTAGGAATACAATACATTATTTTTTAAAGGTATGAATCAATTATTATTGGATTGGATTACGGAAAACAAATTGCTGGCTTCAGAGGTCAACGAAAAAGTTTTGTTGATAGAAGATGCAGGACACTTCATGATCGTTGATCCTAAGCAAGGAAAAGTGGTAAATAATGAGTTTAAATTCATATTTGATGAGAGCGAAAATGATATATTAAAAGATGAGAAGATAAATCATGTGTTATTTTCCTTCGGAGGTCGTTGGTATTATTCACCTGTTGTAAGAAAGAATAAGAAAATCACTGTAGAGGTAAAATTCAATGATTTTAAGTATTTAGGAAAAGTGGATCAGGAACTGGATGAAGATTTTATTCATCTGGGGGTTCACACTGAATACGAATTGATGAATGGAACCCACCCTTCTTCTGATTGGTTGAAGAAAGCAGGGTTTTTAGGTCATAAGTGTCTTGGAATATGTGATAAAAACACATTAGCAGGAACACTCCCATTCCAATTAGATTGTATAAGTAAGGGAATAAAACCAATAATTGGTCAAACTGTGTCGGTTATGTATGATAACAAAGAGCAATTTGACCTGAAATTATATGTTATTGATAAGATCGGGTGGAGAAACTTACTCAGGATAAACAAGATCATAAATGTAGATAGGGCTGGGGAGTATATAGAAGAGCAGGAATTGCTGCAATTTACGAAAGGATTGGTGTGTGTATTTGATAGCAATAGCATAATCAACCGGAAGCCCACCCAGATCGGGTTGAGGTATATTGAGCGATATTATGATTATTTTGATGAATTGTTTTATCAGTGGGATTCAGTGGTGTTTGATAGCGTGGGGAATGATTCAGAGCACAGGAACAATCAAAAACGATATGTACACGAATATCTTGAATATTTAGAGCCTATATTGCTGAATGATTCATATTACTTAGATAAGGAAGAGGCAAGGATGAAATTGGCTTTGAACAAGATAAACAAGCGGTCATTTCCTTCTTCTAAGGATCAATATTACAAGAATCTGGATGATACGTTGGAACGAATAATGCCATTGTTTAATCAGGAAAAGTCATATGGGGAGTATGAATCATATATTGATATTATTCAGTTGATGGTTGATAATACAGTAAAATTAGCAAATATTTGTGAATTTACTATTGAAACCGGGAAGCCCAGATTGCCTGATTATAAGTTCGATGGTGATAATAAAGAATTGTTTGAATTATTGATAGCGGAAGGGTGGAAGATAAAGGTTGAATCAGTTGAGGGATTGGATAAAGAGGTGTATTTTGAGCGATTAGAAACTGAAATGGAATTGATTATTGAAGCAGGATTTGTCGATTATTTCCTGATTTTGTGGGATATGATATTTTGGGCAAAGGAGAATGATATATTGGTTGGAACTGCGAGAGGTTCAGTGGCTGGATCATTAGTGTCGTATTTAATCGGAATAACAGAAGTTGATCCAATAAAATATGATCTATTGTTTGAAAGATTCTTGAATAAGACACGGGTAATGCCTGAAGAGGTGTTTGATGTGGAATTGAAGGATGGATCAAAGGCAAAAGTAAAAAGAGAGAAATTTGATGAGTTATTATCCAATAAAAAGGTGCGCAGATTCCATAGACACAAGGAGATGCGGAAGGATAGTTTGCCGGATATAGATACTGATTTTGCTGCATCTAAGAGGGATGATGTAAAGCGATATGTTGAGGAAAAATATGGGGATGAGTATGTTTGTTCTATTGGAACCTATACAAGAATGGCGTTGAAGGGTGGGTTGAAGGATTTCAACAGGGAATTGGGGGGTGTGGATTTTTCAAAGATGAATTATATAACCAAACAGATCGAACAACAAGTAAAATATGGGTGGGAAGATTTATTCAAATATGTGTTAAAGAGTAGGGAGTTGAGGGAATATGTTCAAACCCACAAGGAGATTGTTCATAATGTTAAATTTTCACTGAATCAGTGTAAATCAGCCTCAATCCATGCATCAGCGATTGTTATTGTGCCGGATAAAGATGAAGAGGGAAACCCAATGACGTTGTTTGATTGGATGCCTGTAAGGCTTGTTAATATAAGAGATAAGGATGTATTAGTGTCTGAATGGGAAGGGGAATATATTGATAAAGCTGGGTTTTTGAAGGAAGATATTTTGGGATTGATCTTGTTGGATAAGTTGGATGTTATAATGAAGTTGATAAAGAAACACTACAATAAATCCATTGTTTTAGAAGAGATTCCATTGGATGAGGATGGGGTGTATAAGTTATTCAAGAAGGGGTGGAATGAGGACATATTTCAATTTGGTTCGCTAGGATTAAAGAAGTATTCTCAATTGGTGAAGCCTGATAATCTTGATGATCTTATTGCTATGTCTGCTCTATACAGACCGGGGGCAATGGGAAGCAATGCCCACACAGATTTTGCTGATATAAAGCATGGAAAGAAAGAACCTGAATATGATTATGGATTGAAGGAGGTTACTAAATCAACTCATGGTTTATTCATATATCAAGAACAGATTATGAAGGCAGTTCACGTATTGGGTGGGTTGTCATTAGCTGAATCAGATTCATTTAGGAGTGCTATCAAGAAGTTTGATAAAGATGTAATGGATGGATATGAGAATAAATTTTTAGATGGTGCTTTAAAGAATGGGTGTGATAGAAAAGAAGCTGAAAAAATTTGGGATAAGTTATTGAGTTTCAGTGCTTATGGGTTCAATCTTTCCCATTCGACAGCATATTCTATCATGTCTTATTGGGGGCAGTGGTTCAAATATCATTACACACTTGAATTCTACACAGCAGCGTTGAATTTTGCTAAAACAGATAAGAATTCAGTTGATGTAGATAATATTCTGAATGAAATTCCAAGAGTAAACAATATGTTGAAGAAAAATATCAAGGTTAATCCACCAGATATTAATTTTTCAACAGAGGTATTTTCATGTGATGATAAATCAGAGAATATTTTTTGGTCATTGAAGATCGTGAAGAATATCGGTGAGGTGATGGTTCAAGAGATTGTAAAGGAACGGAACAGGGGCGGTCAATTTGATTCTATGGAGCATTTTATACTCAGGATGAAGGGAAAAAGAATATCAAGACGAATTGTTGATTCATTGGTTGTTAGTGGAGCATTTGATGTGGTGGAGAATTTAAGAGGTGAAAAGAGCCGGGGAAATCTATTAAAGAAATTGTATAAATTGTATAATGACCCTTTTCCGCAGGAGTATGAAGATCAGAAATATCAATCAGATTATAATTGGATAATATTACAGAAAGAATTTTGTTTTTATGGTCAGATAGATATGGAATCAATAATCAGGGTTAAAAACCCTATGTTGGCTGATTTATATATTAATCCTGACCAATTATTAGCATCTAAGAGGAATGTAAGAGCAGCGGTGGCAGGATATGTCCAAAAGGCAGTAGAAAGGTCGTACAAGGACAGAAAAACAGGTAAAAACAAGAAAATGCTGTCTATATGGATGAAGGATAATAATGATTTTTCCAGCATTTGTTTGTGGAATGAAGAATTTGATAAATTTGCTGGAGTTGTTTTAAAAGCGAAGGAAGAAGAAAGAATGATATGTATATCCGGTAAAGTAAATTTTGATCAGTACAATAAGAGAAATCAGGTGTTTATTGATAAACTCACAAAAATGGTTATATTATGAAGAAGCAAATTGAATGTAATGGGTGTATCGTTCCCTATGGCTGTATGTTGACATATTCAGGGATTGTTGTGGATTTATTGAATCCTCATCCTGATATGATTATTCTTGATGATATTGCCCAAGGGTTATCCCATACCAGCAGGTGGAATGGTCAGTGTAATTATTATTCAATAGCAGAACACTCAATAAGAGTTGCAGAAAGAACTGAGGATTATAATGAATCATTGGCAGCCATGTTTCATGATTGCGAAGAAGCCTTTTGGGGTGATATAATAAGACCAGTGAAGTATTTATTGAAGGAAATACACCCTGAATTTATTGAGAAGATGGAGTTGTTGAGGAATATGATTTACAATAAATTCAATATTCCTGATATAAACGTGAAGCACCTTGATTGGGAAGAGCAAATGTGGGATGTGGATAATTTAATGAAGAAACATGAATTTGTAGGAATGCAGCCGAAGGAAGCAAAATCAATGTGGTTGTTGAAATTGAAGTTGATGGGATTTAATACTGAAAAATGGTCAATGTAAGATTTTTTCTGGATAATTTGTGGCGTTGGAAGATCGGTGTTCCTGAAAAGGGATATGGTAATATGCCTGATTTAGATAAGCTGAGAAAATCACAATGGTCTAATGAATTTGAGAGCCTGATCAGGAACAGATTTGAAAGAATGTATGATTTGAGGTTGAGTGAATTTTTTACTTATGCTAGAAATCGTATGTTAATGGGAGCATTCCGGTATGGAATCGTTGGGACAGACAACAGTACCAGTCACGATCACTTGAGTTCAGTTCCAAGAAGATATAAGAAATTTCATGAAACGTATAATCCAGAGTATCTGTACGATATATATAATTTCATGATGCTACAATGGATAGATACAGGCAAGCAGGATTCACAGTTAATAGGGTTTGCGGTTAGTTGTATTCGCTTGTATTTAACTGAATACGCTGGATTGAAGTTTGAGAGTATTGATGACGGAGATTTTCATAGTGAATTAAAAATAGGATAGAATGAAAGAAGATAATGTTGTGGTTGTAAAGATCGGGAAAGACCGTGAATTGTTGTTAAAGGTTGACCTGTTTAATGATGGAGAGGACATTGATGTTGATGATTTACTCCAGATAGATTATAACAACCTGTTGGCTGATTTAGCAACCTTTCCAGTGATCTTGAATCGTTTTGGCTTGTTATTAGCTGAAATGGAGAATAGACTGAGTGAAAGTATGTTGGATTTAAGAGTATTCAAGGCGAAAATCAGGAAGGATATAAGGAAGGATTTTGAAGCCAATAAAATCAAGGTTACCAATGATCCAGTGGATGACGAAATGAGAAGTCATGCGGGTTATCGGGTACG